TGAATCCTCCAAACGCTTGATGGACCATTTGCCGGACTTGATGTCCTCGAGGTGCATGAACTCCTCTGCCCACCGTTGTATGCGTTTCACGGAAAATATCCCGCGGTTCTTCTTTGAACTGCATGCGTCCCCAACAAGCCTACCGATTTTCCTCTTATCGGCTGAAGTCCCGGTGTACGGCCGTGCCTTCTTGTCCAGTCGCTCGCGCTTTGCGGCAGTGGCGTTCCTGGAACTGTTCTTGTACACATTGGGCTTCTTAGGCGTTGGGCAAGTGAGGACTCCCACTATTTGCGTCGCATCTTTGTCCCCACCATCAAAGTCCTGCCCCAAGATCATCTTGATCCCATCTTTGTCCACAACCCGCTCCTGTTCGTTCGCGATATTTTCCGCATCTTCGGGTGTGTGGCCCCCATGGATGACGTCGGAGGCATCCACCCCCTCTGGTGGCCCTCCCAATCCTGGGGGTGGAGGGATTGACTCCCTCGCTTCCCTTGCTCTCACAGCCGGTGGTACGCGCTCTGGAAACAAATCATCCACCCACGACCTCTCGTAAGTGTCCTCCAGCTCCGTACCTCCGTCTCCTCCACCTCCTCCTGGGTCATCTCCTTCATCTGGAGGGTTATCCGGCAAAGTGCCGTCAGCCGGGGACAAAATGTCAACAACCATATGGTCCGGCCCCTCGTCTTCGTCGCCCACATGCTCGCTTGGATATGGCCTGCGCCCATCGTTGCGGTTCGAAGCACCGCTGGCATGATCGGCTATACGCGTTAATTGCGTTTTGTAATAATATCGCTTGTATGGGATGGCGTATGCGAGAATGTACAAAGCGGCAACCAAGCAAACTGACTGGTGGTCGAACCACCCATCCAGCGTCCATAAGTAAGTAAGCCAAAATAGCAATAGCGTCGCAAAAACGCCTGCCATATAGGCAATGGGACGCCTCCTCGTAAGCTTGACTTGATGTCCGCAAAACACTCGCACCAGAATCGGTACTGCAAGGAAACGCATTGAGACGTGTTCAAGAGAACCAGTAGGCCACAGAGTTTCCGCGGCCTGCTCGAGGTTTCCGTAGATTGCTTCAGGTTTCGTTTTATTACGGTGGCCGTGCGTGAAGATATGCAGAATCCGCGGGATTTCCTTTTCCCCAAGGCGGATAGTTGTTTTCTGGAGCAACTTGCTATTTTCCGCATATCCGCACACCTTCGCTTTGAAAACGCCCCACATACCGAAATCCGGGTGCTCTTCATCCCAGTCGTAAGTGTTGACCTCCCAGTCAGAAGCCCTGCGCTTGACAGCATGGCGCATCTGGCGGGTGACACCCAATGGAGTGACATGGTCCACTTGAGTGCAATGACCAATCATACCCTTGCTTGCTCTGTAGCTACCTGGCGTTGCACCAGGCAGGAGGACGAGCAACCCCCCCAAAACCGTGACCTGTCTCAAGCGGGGATCGCTTGAG